CGTCCAGGAGACGGCACCCGAAACCCCCGAATCTACCCCCGCCGCTGTCCCCCCGTGGGAGCGTGACGGTGTGGATTTCAACCCCGAGACTGCGTGGAATCTGATTCAGAATCTGCGCGCTGACAACTCGGCACTGCGTGCTGAGAAGGCAAAAATCGTAGAGGACCTATCCGCCCAGGCCCCGGAACCTGAACCTGAACCGGAGCCCGAGCCTGCGCCTCCCGCTGAGCCCGAGCACGATTACGCGGCGGAGCTTGCCGCCGCCCAGGTTGAGAATGTGAAGCTTCGCGCACTCGCTGCCGCCGGCCTGTCGCTGGACCTCGCCGCTGTCGTGGCAGGCTCCACCGCCGATGAGGTGGAGGCGAACATCTCTAAGCTCCGCGAGTCTATCGGGGGCGCCCCGGTTTCTCGTGAGGTTCCTCCTAACCCGGCGCAGGTCGCAGAGCCCGCGCCCGCAAACACTGCCCTGTCATGGCTGGATGCCGTGCGTGGCAATCGATACTAGAAGGAAGGGGCTAAAATATGGCTTCTCTGACTCTTGATTCGCTCAAGAATACTAATATTTTCCCGGTGGAATTTTCGCGCAAGGTCATCACTAAGGCCGTGCAGGATTCCGTCGTGAAGAAGCTGGCCGGCGACCAGCTGGCGCTCCCGCTCACCGGCTCGTCCGTCGCTGTCCAGACCTCCCGCCCGGAGGCAGGCGTCGTAGGCGAGGCCGGCATGAAGCCGGTCACCTCATTCGGTCTGTCCTCGAAGATTCTGCGCCCCATCAAGGTCGCGGCAATCATCACCTGGTCTGAGGAGCTGGCAAAGGCCGACAAGCTCGGCCTGGAGGGCATCATCCAGCAGCAGCTCGCCGGCGCAATCACCCGAGCCTTTGACCTCGCCGTGCTTCACGGCAAGTCCACCAACGGCCAGGCCATCCCGGGCGTGGAGTTTGTGAATCAGACCACTAAGCGTGTCGAGCTGGGCACTACCGCTCAGACTAAGGGCGGAATCGCTGG